AGGCACAACATCATTTACAAGTATTGGTGCAGTTGCTAATACTGTTGGTGTATTATTTACAGCTACAGGTGTAGGTTCAGGCACAGGTGTTGCTATTGATATGGCAGCAAGTGCAGCAGCATTAAAGACTGTAGACACACTTGTAACGACATTAGATGATAGACTATATGCGGGTGGTAAATTCCTATTCGGTGGTGTTCGTGATACTAAAATTATCACATTTACAGGAACTCCAGCTACAGCAAATATCATTACAAACGACCTAGAATACGGTTATAACTCTGTGCTTACTCTTATTAGACCTTCTGTAGATAATGGCTCTGCAAGCGTTTCTGTGGCTTCTAGACGTATGTTAGACGATACTATTACATACGGTTCATCTGTAACAGCAAGTCAAGAAGATAGATGTTCTGTAAGAAGTGCAGGTCGTTATCATAGAGTCAGTCTTACACCTACCGGTGCTAACTGGTTCTCTGCTATTGGAATGGATATAGATTACTCTGAACAAGGAACTAGATAATGGCACGTAGTGATATGTACCGTAAACTACCTTGGACAGGTGGTGACCCTAGAAGTGTAGCAGAAATTGTAAATAACCTTGTAGAAGGTAAAAGCAACAATACTGGTGACTTTTCTACCACAACAAGTGCGACTACAACAACGCTTAGTAATGAACGTATAGGTTTTAACTCAGTCATCTTATTTATGCCTAAAGACGCTAATTCGGCAGCAGAACTTAAAGACGTTTACTTTACTAATTTTGCACAAGGAAGTTGCACAGTTAATCATGGAAGTCATGCAGTCGCAAGGAATTATCGTTATATAATAGTAGGATGATTTTACACTACATACCTAAAGACCAACTTAGGACTCATTGGGAGTTTATTAAGCATGGTCTTGAAATAGTCAGAAGCAAAGGTCATCCTGAGTGGTTAGCAGAGGATGTCTATTGTGACTGTTACGAACAACGTTCTATGGTATTTCTAGCAATAACAGATAACAAACCTTATGGCTTTGTAGTATTACAACCTATGGGAAATACAATTCACATATGGGCAGCATGGTCATCACTTAATGATGAATTACTACTTCAAGAAGCATGGCAAGAAGTATTACAAATAGCAAAACAAGGCAATAAAACAAAAGTAACTTTTACATCTCATAGACGTGGTTGGGATAAAAAAGCTATCAAAATGGGTTTGAAACCTTCAACATGGGAATATACACTTTAAGGAAAGAAATATGAAATTACTGAATTTATCTAATTGGCTTACAGGTTTAGTGGAGTCATTTACATTTTATGGTGGTGGCGGTGGTGGTGGTCAACAAACGACTACTTCTGGTATTGACCCATCTATGAGACCTTATGTTGAAAAAGGTTTATCAGAAGCTCAAAAACTATATGAAACATATACACCACAATACTATGGTGGTCAAACATACGTAAGTCCATCTGCACAAACAGAGTCAGCACTTACTATGGCAGAAGCTCAAGCAAGAGCAGGTAGCCCACTTATTAACCAAGCATTAGCTCAACAACAAGGTGCAGTAGGTGGTCAATATTTAGGTGCTAACCCTTATCTACAAGCAGCATTAAAGCCAGGACAAGAAGCAGCTACACAAGCATATAACCAAGCTATTAGTGGCACTCGTAGCCAAGCAGCAGGAGCAGGTCGTTATGGTTCAGGCGCACAAACACAATTAGAAGGTCTATCACAACAAAACTTAGCTAACGCTTTAGCTAACCAAGCTGGTCAAGCAGCATATCAAAACTATGCTTCAGAACGTGGCTTACAAGAACAAGCAGCTAGAAATGCACCTACAATGGCTCAAGCAGCTTATCAACCTATTAATCAACTATTACAAACTGGTCAAGCTCGTGAAAACTATGCTCAACAAGCTCTACAAGCTGAACTAGACCGCTTTAACTTCCAACAAAACTTACCATACCAAAGACTTGCACAATTTACTTCTACAGTAGCTGGTCAACCATTAACTACTAAATCAGAAACAACATCTAGTGGTGGTGGCAAGATAGTATGTACAGCTATGAATGCTGAATATGGTTTTGGTAGTTTCCGTAACGCTATTTGGTTAGCTCAGTCTAAAGACTTAGACCCAGCATACGAAAAAGGTTATCACACTCTATTCTTACCATTAGTAAACTATGCTTACAAAGCAGGTGAAAAGAATGCCCTACAACGCATTTTAAGGGGTGTTTTAGAGCATATCGCAAGACATAGGACTGCTGATATATGGAAACAAAAAAGAGGTAAAAAACGTGATGTTTATGGCATGATTTATCGTGCTATTTTAGAACCAATCTGCTATGTAGTAGGAAAGGTAGGCAAATAATGAGTGATCCAGTAACAGCAGCAATGATAGGTGCAGGTGTAAGTGGTGGAACATCTTTATTACAAGGCAAAAGTCTAGATAAATCATTAAGAAATGCAGCTATAGGTGCTGCAGTAGGTGGTACAGGTGGCTATCTAGGTGGTGCTATGGGCGGTGCAGGTGGAGTAAAAGCTGCAACAGGAGGGACAACAAGTAATCTTGGAAACGCCATAGCTACAGAAGGTGCATCAAATATGGGTAATATTGGCATGGCTAATATGTTTAATACTGGAGCTGGAACTACATTAGGTCAAGCAGGTACTTATGCTCAAGGATTAAATCCATCTTTATACACAGGCTCTCAAGGTATGTTTGATGTAGCTAAAAATTCAACACTTGGATATGACCCATCATTTTTAGGTGGTCAAGGACCGGCAACATTTGCAGGTGGCGGAGGTTATGATACATCATTATTAGGTGGATTAAAACGTGGTGTAAGCGGTATTATGCCAGGTGATGTTTTGATGAGTAACCCAGTAGGATATGGAAACTTAGCACTTAATGCTTATGGTACTATGAACCAATCACAAGCTCCATTACAACCATCTCCAACATTAAGCGCACAACAAATGATAGGTCAAGGTGCTGTTCCTATCCCACAATTTAATAGCATGGCACAATTACCACGTAGACCAATTTTAATAGGATAAATCATGGCATTATTTGATAACAACCCAATTTCAGCACTTACTAATCCAGTTACATCTGGACTTGGTAATTTGTTTTCAGGCATGAATGTTTTTGGTGCTAGACCATCTGAAGCTCTTACAGGTATTCTTACTCCAGAACAACAAAAAACATTACAAAATCAAGCTATTGTTCAAGGTATCATAGGAACTGCTGCTAATTATTTTGCACAACCTAAAAACTTAAATGTAGGTAGTGCAATTCCATATCTAGCTAAAGCGTATGTAGGTGGCATGGGTTCATCACAAAATGTATATGACCAAGCACTACTAGGTAGAGTAAAGCAAATGGAATTGGAACAAGGTGCTAAAAGACTTGAAATGGAAGGTTTAACTCCATTAGAAAAACTCATGAGAAGACGTGAAACTCTTGCTACAGTTAAAGATACTGATACTGGATATAATAATGCTCAAAATCAGATTAAAATACTTGACCAAGCTATTGCTAAAGAATCTGGTAGTTTAGCTGGATTTGGCGCAGGAGTAGAAGGATCATCACTTAGTATCTTAGCTAGAGGTTCTCAAAACACTCCTGAAGGCGAAGCATTAAGAAAAACATCTCAATATGCACTTGCTTACAGAAATCAAACCTCTCCTAAAACTATTATGCAAGAAACAATGGATGAAAATGGTAATGTATATACAGTACCTGTTAAAATTCAACCATCTGCATTACCACCTAATATATTGCCTCCAATATATAATGAAGAAAATGTTACAACACAACCAGTTGATATGACTAAACCACAAATTACTACAAAACCTGGTCAAGTTACACAGCCTGTTGCACAACAAACTCAAACACCTATTGTTAAAAAACAAGCTCAAACAAAACAAGATATATTTAAACAAGAGCAAGACTTACGCAAACAATATCAAGATACTCCTGAAGTTAAAAACTTTGGTGAAGTTCGTTCTGCTTATAATATTATTAATAAATCTTTAAGTAGTGCTTCACCAGCAGGTGATTTAGCAGGTGCTACTACATTTATGAAATTACTTGATCCTACTTCTGTTGTTCGTGATACAGAGTTAAGATTAGCAATGGAAGCTACTGGTGTAGTAGATAGAGCACAAAATTACTTTAATATGCTTGCTACTGGTCAAAAATTAAATCCAACACAAAGACAAGATTTTTTAAATGTAGCAAATAAACTATATCAAGCTGCTGAAGAAGTTAAAAATAAATATGATATACAATATGCAGAAATTGCTAAAACAAATAAACTTGATCCTTCTAAAGTTATTATGGGTTACAAAGAAAAAACACCATCATCACAAGTAAGAAATAAAGAAGATATTTTAAAAGCATATGGAGTTGAATAATGGCAGATAGATTAACGCAATTAAAAGACGCATTAGTTAAAGCTCATAATGCTGGTGATACTGAAGCTGCTCAACTATTTGCTAATGAGATTAAAGGAATACAAAATCCTGTAGCAACAGGACTAACTGATGTACGTGGTATTCCTGAATTTTTGCCACCACAAGAAGCACTAGCATTAAGAGAAAAACAAACAACAGAACGTGGTCAATTAGCAAAACGTAAATCTGAAGCTGGTATCTTTAATAAAATTACAGGTGCATTAGAAGTTCCGGCATCATTAGCTACAGGTGCTTATGGTAGTTTATATGGTGCTACTAAAGCATTATTACCTGAAAGATTTGGTGGCACTAATTTACCTTTTGAGCAATCAGTTGCTAGAGAAGGTCAACGCTTTATGTACCAACCTAGAACTGTATCTGGTCAAGAATATTTACCTAAAGTAGCAAATGTTATTCAACAATCAGGTATAGAAGCATTGCCTGGTTTATCAGAAGTATCAGCATTATCAAGATTAAGACCTGTAGCAGGTATGCCAACAATGCAAACTCCACAAATTTTAGAACAAGCAAAAACAGGTATATCTAAAGTAGGGGAATCATTACCATCTATTAGACCTAAATTAGAACAAAAGTCTTATGATTTAATGCAAAGTGCTTTAAAACCTACTTATAAACAATTAAAAACAGGTAAAGCAGATGTTGCAGCAAGAACTCTTTTAGAAAATGGATTAGATATTTCTAGAGATTCAGTAGAAATAATGAAAAATAAAATTGCTAACATTAATGAACAAATAGCTAATAAAGTAAAATCATCTACAGGTACTGTAAATAAAACTGATGTATTAAATTACCTAGATGAATTACGTGCCAAAAAGTCTAACCAAGTTAATCCTACTGCTGATTTAGCAGCTATTGACCAAGTTGCTAATGAATTTATGACAACTAATAGAACACCATTAGGTGGTCCTAAGCAAACTATTCCTGTTCAAACAGCTCAAGAAATTAAACAAGGAACATATTCTGCATTACAAAAAAAATATGGTCAAATGGGAACAACTGAAGTAGAAGCTCAGAAATCATTAGCACGTGGATTAAAAGAAAAAGTGGCAAGTGAAGTTCCAGATATTGTAAAACTTAATAAAACAGAGTCTAAACTTTTAGATACATTAGATGTTGTTGAAAGACGTGCATTTATGGATTTAAATAAAGACCCAGTAGCTATGGGTTGGTTAGCTGAGAATCTTCCTAGAACTGCTGGTTTCTTAGCAACTAGAAGTCTAGCTTTTAAAACTTTATTAGCTAAAACGCTATATAAAGTAAGTGGCGCAAAAAAATCAGGTATTTTAACACCAACAACACAACAAATAACGTTGCCACAACAAGCAGGATTATTGTCACTAACGCAAACTAATCAAGAGTAAAGGATTTTAGAATGAGTGATATTGACCCATTCAAATATGGACAACTTGTAGCTCAAGTTGAGCAAATGGAAAAAAAGATTGACAAGTTAGAACAAGGCATGGATGAACTTCTAGCATTAGCAAATCGTGGTAGAGGTGGATTCTGGGCAGGTATGACTATAGCATCATTTTTAGGCGGCTTAGCTACATTCTTTATGCACAACATATTAGGAAAATAATATGAAAAACTTTCTTATGGGTATTACTTTAATACTCTTATGGTTATTTTTATATGACTATGCTTATAGTAAAGAACTACCCAAAGAAATGTCAATGGCTACTGAGGCTGGTGAAGTAGTATTAACACTAGAAGAATGTACGTTTACTAAAATGGGCTTACGTGGTTATCCTTATGCTGCGTATGCTACAGATAAAGGTAAAGCTAATCACGAAGGTTGCTGGAAGAAAGAATCTGTAAACAACATGGACTCAGTATTAATTTACTTTCCAGAGATAGATGCAACAGCAGTATATAATCCACAACTATTTAAACCACGTTCAACACTATGACATTCATAACTGAAAATAACATAGCCAATCTATATTCTGCTTTAATAGAGTTCCCTGTATTTGAAGATTATAAACTCCCACCTGCAAGTCGTGTTGATTTCGTAGTGGTACATGATCATAGTATATGCGGACAATATGAGCCACCTGAAGCTGGTGAACCTCATGTTATTACTATATCTACAGCTAAGTGTGGTCATTTAGATACAGTATTAAAGACCCTAGCACATGAAATCATACACATGATATGCTATTTAGAATCACCTAAAACAGATAAATATACTAGCCATAAAGGTTTATTTTTAAAACTACAAAAGAGAGTAGCTAATACACTTGGCTACGACCCAAAGGAATTATAATGGATATTGCAGAATTTTTAAGGCAATTAACAGAACAACAAAATACTCAACAAAATGTTACTAGCGTAGGTACTGATAACTTAAATATTAATGCTTATACTAGACCTACATTAGGCGGTAATGTTAATGCTTATCAAGAAACTCCTGTTGGTTTATTAAGTGGTACTGTTGGCAAAGAAGGCACAAACCCAATATATAAAGACATTGCTTTAACAAACCAAAATTTTAAAGGTGGTATATTAAGTCAACCAGGTGATGTTGCTCCCTATGGCGAATATCGTGATGCTAATATTATGGCTAAAGTTATGGGTGGTAATTATCCTAATGCTTCTGCACAATACACTACACCATTAGCAGGTGGTCAATTTACAGGTGGTGCTAATTATAGTAAAGATGGTTTAGGTGTTAATGCTGAATATGCAAAACAAATAAATGACTGGTTATTAAAAGCAACAGCAAATGCAAACCCTTATGAAAAACAACTTTTATTTGGATTAGGAAGAGAGTTTTAATGGACCCAATTACTATACTAGCAGCATTAGGACCATTAGCAGTAGACTTAGGTAAATCACTTATTAATCGCTTTGTAGCACCTGACCAATTCAAACCAGCTACTATAGAACAATATGCTCAGATGAAACAAATTGATTTAGAGTTCTTTAAAGTAATGAATGAAGCTGGTGGTGGTAACCCATCATATCCATGGGTAGAAGCTATTGTAAGACTCATGCGACCATTTATCGGTTTATTAGTATTAGCAACATGGGCTACAATGCACCTACAAGGTATCGCAACACCTGAAGTAGATAACTTTGCAAGTGCTGTAGGTTTCTATCTCTTTGGGGAACGTAGTTTATTCTACATTAAAAAGAAATGATAGTCTTAGACATACTTAACTTTATCGGTTTAGCAATACTTAAATTACTAGTCGTATCCTTGTTATTCGTAGCTATGGGTTTTTCTATTCTATTTATGTATGCTATGCAATATCTTACACAAGCACTTACTTATATAGACTCTAATGTTAATTGAAGTCAAAAGGTTTGAGTTTAAAGACACGCATACTATAGGCAAGATGTATATAGATGGTGTATATGAGTGTTATACGTTAGAAGATGTGGTCAGAAATGGCACTAAAGTAATAGGTAAGACTGCTATCCCTACTGGTGAATATAAACTCATTATAGATGCTTCTACACGCTTTAAACAAGATATGCCACATATACTAGACGTTCCAAACTTTACCGGTGTTCGTATTCATTCAGGTAATACATCTGCTGATACAGATGGTTGCATATTACTTGGAACAACATGGTCAGGACAAGATTTTATTGGTAATTCTAAAGTAGCTTATAAGAAGTTTTTTGAGAAGTTACAGAAAGCTAAAACAGCCACAATTAAGATATGTTAGATTATTTAATCTGCGACATATTATGTGCCATTTATCATTTTAGATATATGTTTCTCATGCTAATTTTATATCTAGTATATAATAAAGTATCTCAACACTAGAGAAACTTATGAAATATAAATCAGTTTTAGTTATATCTGACTTACACATTCCATATCATCATCCTGACGCATTTTCGTTTCTAAAAGCACTTAAAAACAAATACAAGTTTGACCATGTAGTCAACATAGGTGATGAGTTAGACCAACATGCTATTTCTATGCACGAACATAACCCAGACCTATACTCTCCTGGGCATGAATTAGAACAAGCTAAAAAGCACGTAAAAGAACTAGAAAAGATATTCCCAAAGATGACTCTAGTTCACTCTAATCACAGTTCTTTAGTATATCGCAGAGCGTTAAAATATGGGCTTCCAAAAGCGTATTTAAAGCACTATAACGAGTTTTTAGGAGTTGGAAAGGGTTGGGTATGGGTAGATGACCACACTATTACTTTATCTGATAATAGTCGTTGTTTTTTTACTCATGGCTTATCTGCTGACGTTCTTAAAGTAGCACAACAATATGGTATGAATACTGTGCAAGGTCACTATCATACTAAATTTAGTATTGGTTATTACAGCAACCCTGATGCTCTTATTTGGGGTATGCAGGTCGGATGTTTAATCCACCAAAAGTCTATGGCATTTGACTATGCTAAAAACTTCAAGAGTCGTTTTATTGTAGGATGCGGTATTATTATTAATGGACAACCAAAACTAATGCCTATGGTATTAAAACAGAATGGGCGTTGGAATGGCACTATTTGTTAGGACAATTATGCAACGGTCAGAAGTAGAAATTATCTGCAATCACATGATTGGTAGAGTCATTGTATCATGTGAAGCATTACATGGTGATAGCACTATAGTAATAGGATTAGATGACGATAGCCTAATAGAAATAAGTGGTGAAGAGTTATCTGTCTATGGTGAATTAACACCTAGAGACGATTAGACACAAATAACAATACCATTACTACCTACTTGACACACAGTTACAGAGCCATCTGGTGCATATATAGTCGTGGTTTGACTAAAAGCCTTTTCTGTTCCAAATATTGCTAATGCAACCATAGCAAGTCCGAATATCCAATATATCTTATTCATCATCAAACCTTTCTAAAATAGCTTCTACTTCAGGTGGATTAACAGCATCTTCATCACGCATTACTTCTATAAGTTTATTTTTATACCATTCTGATTTATCTAGGTCTTGTTCAAAAGCACCTTTAAAAGGATAGCGTAAGTCATATTTCATTTTGCAACCTTTTAGGTATCCAATAAATTCTTCTTTGGTCAAACGACTTTCAATCACATCTATTGTTTCAATACCGCCTTGTAAGTAATGCGGTGGTCTGTTTACCATATCTACCATAACTATCCCCTTATAAAAAGTAAATCAATCACTTGATACGTACCATAAAAAAAACCTATTATACTACCAATTATTAAAATGTATATACAATAGTCAATTACTTTTAATATCCTATCCATTTACCATACTCCCTTCCTACAGTTACAGATACATAATTCCTATTCTTAAACCTTCTATCTAATATTTCTTTATGTTCAAGTGGTTTAGGTAAGCTAAAATATCCTTGACTTTCTAAATACTTTAATCGCACTCTATTTGTAACACATCCCTGAATGACATCCTTAATAGTGCAATTAGGATGCTCTTGCATATATTCATTAATAAACTTTGCTTGTCTTTGATCGTCTAGCTTAGTGTACATTTTTAATCCCATGAGCTTGTTCTATAAGCCTAGCAAATCTAAATATTCTGTCAAGCGTTAAAACAGCATTACCACTTCCAAATGCTTCTTTATACGCTTTAATAATCTCTTCTTGTGTAAGTGGGTTAGAGTCCACCATAAGCCTCCGTTAATTTTTTACTATCGTATTTTTTAATGTTAGTGACTTTAATAATGTTTTTTGTATCTGCAACAAGTGGTGTTATAACCCAATTATGCAATTTATTCTTAATATCTTTTTCAATCTCTAAAGATGTTGGTTTAGATGGCATAAGCGCAGACCATACAAGAACACCATTATTATCAAATTCTTCTACCAGGTAACCTAATATTTTATCTTTCATTTGTATAACACTTTTCTAGCGTTTTCAATACATGGAACATCATGCCATTGAGGATCGCCATTTGTAAATACATCAATTACCCATTCCAAAGCATATATTAAATCTTCATTTTCTCTTACAATTTTTTGTCTAATATTTGCTTCATCCATCACATCTTTATGAACTTTAGCTAACCATAATTTCGTATCATGTTGTTGCATTAGTAAAATACCATCCTTCCTATGTGTGTTTTCTTCCTTTGACCAAACCATGCCTTTTTAGGCGGTATTGAATCATCATGGAAGTATAAAGCATTTGCAACTGGGTTTGCATATTTATTGTGAATAATCGTATCAATAACCAAAAGTTTAGTCTCCAAATACGCCCTTTCATTAACTGGACTGTGGGACTGATCTTGCACAGCAAACTGATTATTAGCATAAACAACAGAGCATACATCACGACCCCAACGACCATCACGAACCCTATTACGGATAGTATTAATGACTCCAATTTTTTCCTCCAATGTTCTTGTATTAACTTCGTGGTAAACAGCAGTAGCATAACACGATATATCTAGTTCTAAATGGTGTATATCCATTATAGTCCTTTCATGATTTTCTTGTGTCTAACAAAACCATACAGGCGTATAATTCTATTATAAATCTAAAAGAAAGGAGAACCGCTATGTGGACAACACCAGCAGCTACTGAAATGCGTTTTGGCTTTGAAGTCACAATGTACGTAATGAACAAGTAATTATAATGCTTATGGGGATGCTCCTAGAAAGGAACATCCTCATCTGCACCTTCTACAGCAGCACCCCTAGTAGCACCAGCAAAATTGTTATCTTTTAGTTGTACAGTACCGCTAATAAACTTACCCTTAGCACCTTCTCTAACCCATCCACTTACTCTAAACTCAATACCATCTACATTAAGATTACCTGTGTAGTCAGGTCGTTTAGGGTTGTCACCTTTATCATTCTTAAATAATGCAAATGTGTTTGTGTTATCGTATTCAGCCATATATTACTCCTTTAGTTTTAAAATTGTTTGGTCTACTTCGTCTAGGAACTTAACCACTTCAGCTTCTAGTTCTGCAATATAATCATTATCCCTGTCAACCCTAGAAACAAAGAGCTGTAATTCTACAGGGAAATTAGGATTATAGCTAATAAAATCTACCCACTTAGCACCGGTACAAGCTAACTGCCATTGCATCTGTGGTATGTATTTACTAGGAACTGATTTACTCATAAGCGTATTAGTATGGGTTGTTTCTATAGGACACTTAATCTCTATAAGACCTGCATACTTACCTTCTTCTTCTGCATTTACTGCACCGTCAGGACTAGCGCCACTATTCTTAATAACAGGATGGTCAAAGAAACCTACTTCTGTTACAGATACCCCTTTAGATTGCATATAAAGCTCTCTAGCAGCACTTTCTCTTTCAATCCCATCTAACATAGCCTGGTTTACAAAGCTATCGCCTTTCTTTCCTGTAAGACGTTCTGATACTAATTGAACAAGATAGTTTTGACGTGATGTAGATACACCTGTTTTAGTCTTGGCGATAACATCCGATATTCTGGATGCTGTCACCTTGCCTAGTCTTTGTTGAAACCACTCATCTGTGCGTTGCTCTATCATAGAAAGTCCTTGCTAGATACAGCTTTTAGAGTTGGTTGTTCTGACTCTGGAATATCCTCACCACTATAGATATACAAACCAATACCATGTAATGCAATAGCTTTAGCTAAACATCTTTGCATAGCTGTATTAACTGCCATAGCGTCAGGGTTAGGAATAGCTTGGTTTCTAAAGTTAAGCACAGGTAATTGTGATGTCATAGACTTACCAAACGCATGGACTGTGCAAAATACCATGAGTGTTTCACCAAACTGTTTAGGTTCGCCATAAGTCCATGTTGCAGTTGGGTCTTGCTGTAGAAGAGTATCCACAGCCCAAGCCCATGATAAGTATGATAGACCGTTCTTTTTCTCAATGTGGTCAGATACATTGATTTTACGTAGTTCGTTATAGTTCATCTTTGCTCTCTCCTCTTGTTGATGTTGTTGCATCATTACTTGATCGTAGTGTTGTTGTTGACTCATTTGCTCTCTCCCATTTATCGTTATCTAATTTAATTTCATCATTCAATCGTTTAAGTATATCTGCTATATGCTCTAAACCATTCGCCATATTATATACCCCCAAAATACAAAAAGGAATAGCCATAGCCATTTATTCATATTGCACCTGCTAACTTACCCATAATATATAGGCATAAGGCTACGTAGGCATAGAAAAATACTACTGTTACTATCATTGTTTTAATACTCATGTTTCTCTCCTGGTTAAAATTACAATAGTTATATTAAACACCTAAAATAACTTGTCAAGCATTTTCTAGTAAAAATCTATAAATAAAATAGTTTGCAATTAGAAATACATTGTGGTAATGTTTTGCCCTATGGAGATATTGCGTTACATTATATTAGATGAATTTGATGGGAAACCTCTAAGAGCCTTTAGTAACAAGGCTTCTGCGTTATGGTTTCTTGAGAATAGGTCTAATTGCAAGCTCCATATTTTGCCTAAAGCAAAAGTTGTGCCAGTAACAGAACTTTATGAAGAATGTTTATTTTAAGGAGAGTATATGAGAATTAAGAATTGGGAGAAGTTTAACCTTTACAAGCCTAGAAACCCACGCTATCAAAAAAAGATGACATGGTTTAAATTTTATGGTACGGATTATATCAATGACATAGAAATACATAAGCTATCTTTTGAACAAAAAGCTGTTTTAGTAGAGTTATGGTGTCTTGGTTCTGAAAGTGACGGTGTATTACCTGACAACTATGAGATAGCTTTTAGACTTCATTATCCTATTGATTTTATTGAAAAAATAGTAAATGAACTATTTACTAGAGGTTGGCTAGAGGAAAACTATACGCCTGTTAGGATAGAGAAGAGAAGAGAAGAGAAGATAAGAGAAGATATATATGTCGTTAAAACGACCAATAGGTTTGATGAATTTTGGGAAAGCTATCCAAATGTTCGTAAAGTCAACAAGAAAACTTGTTTAGAAAGATGGGCTAATAAAAACCTTGACGGAATAGCAGATGAAGTTATAGGATATGTGAAGAAAATGAAAGGTACTCAATCATGGAAAGATGGTTTCTCACCAGCTCCATTAACTTTACTTAACCAGGAAAGATGGAATGATGGTGAAATGCCAACAGAACGTAAAGTTTGGGAAGGTGGTATTTAGTGAACATAGGTGAAGTGATAGATAAACTTACAGTCAATCAGTCTGTCATTACTGATTACTACGAACAGGAGTTTAGTCATGCAGAGTTTAAAGTTAAAAGTACGGATATATTTGCTGATGACTTGGTCAAGTATTTTGGTGAGGAAATTCATAGTGGTAAATCACTTGGCTGGGTTAAGACGGAAGATAAGTTTCGTGTTAGGAATTCGGAAGTAAACATTCTCACCGGTGTATCAGGTCATGGTAAAAGTATGTGGTTATCACAAGTCATATTAGCTATGATGCGACAGAATACTAAATGCTTAGTAGCTAGTTTAGAGATGCGACCTGTATTAACATTAGCTCGTATGATTACACAGACTTTAGGTTCACCAGAACCAACAGATGATTTTATTCGCAAGTGGACAGATAGAGCTAAAGACAAATTGTATATCTATGACCAAACAGGTGTCACTACTTCACAAGACATGATAGCAACGCTATACTATGGCAAACATATTCTTGGTGTAGATGTATTTGTGATTGACAGTCTTATGAAGATGAGTGATATATCTGAAGAGTCTTTAGAAGCTCAAAAATTATTTGTAGATAAATTAGCAGTTGTATCACGTGATTTAAACATTGCAATTTTCTTGGTGGCTCATACTCGTAAGATGAAGTCAGAGGATGAAATACCAGATGCTACAAACATTATGGGTAGTTCACATATCAGAAATTTATGCGATAATATTATTTGTGTATGGCGTAACAGAGCTAAAGAAAAGTTAGTTGAAGCCGGTAAAACACCTGAAGAAGAACTAAAGATTATTCCTGATTGCAAGGTATTTGTTCAGAAGCAGCGTAATGCACAATGGGAAGGTAACTTTAATTTTTGGTTTGACCAAAAAGGTTTAAGGTACAAGGAGAGTCCTTAATGATACATATTTATTCAAGAAATGGTATTGTAGATGGCAAAGTTGAAGAAACAAAAAATAAAACATTTGTAACGCATTGGTTATGTCCAAAAGGATTTTATCGGGAAGGTGAATACGTTTGGTTAGGTGAATTTGATAATCAAAAACAAGCTGAACAATGTTTAAGGGATTATATTATTAATAGAGAAAAAAGTATGGAACAAAATAAAGTTGAACATCAACAATCATTAAAAAAACTTGATAATATAAATACAATTTTTATATGCCTAACAATTTTTATAGTTGTTACCCCGTTTATTATTATTTTGGTTGCATTAAAATGACTATAAATGACTTCTTAAAAGCTATACAAAAACATTTTGGTCATGTAGAATATAAAGCTACATCTAAAGACGGACAAGTATTTAAATCGAAAGGATGGAGAGATGATAAAGTGGGCATTAACCAAAGACAATTTACCAATGCTAGTAGAGAAACTAAAAACTCTTGACTTTACTAAGCGTTGGAGAGTAACAGTCACAGACGCTAAACTAAACCGTAGCCTAGAACAAAACGAAAGACTATGGGAACTGTATTCAAGCATAGGTAATCATCTAGGTATTGAAAAAGATAAAATACACGAACTCATGGGATATAAATTCTTACGCTACCAAACTGAAATTGCAGGTATGCCAGTAGAACTTATAAAGTCAACAACTAAACTAACCACAAGTGAGATGACAGAATACCAACAACAAATCGAAGTGTTTGGACAAACGCTGGGTTGGGGATGGGATTATTAGTGATAGCTGTTTTGTTTGCTAGAGACAATAGTCGTTATAAACAACTTGATGGATATGATGTATATGATATTCACAGAGATGCTAGAAACTATTGTAAAAGTTATCCTGTAATAGCACATCCACCATGTAGAGCTTGGGGTATGTTATCTCACATGGCAAACCCTAGACCAGATGAAAAACAATTAGCTTATTATGCTTTAGCACAAGTAAGACTAAATGGTGGAATATTAGAACATCCTGCTGGTAGTCGTTTATGGAAAGAAGCACCATTACCATTGGGTGATGAAGTAGATAAGTTTGGTGGATTTACTATTGAGATTGACCAATTTGACTTTGGTCATGTTGCACACAAAAATACTAAACTTTATATTTGTGGAATAGATAAATCTAAATTACCACCTATGCCACCTAAAAATTTATCTTCAACTGACAGGTCAATATGTGGTAATGTAAAAGGAACAAAAAGATGCACTCAATATCAACGTGAATATACACCTGATAATTTAATTTACTGGATGACAAAGGTTTGTAATGATATATCGTAATCAAAAACTAACTCAACTTTTAAGACAGCTACCTTGCCAACATTGTGGTATCATGTCTGAAACAGTTTGTGCTGCACATAGGAATGAAGGCAAAGGAATGGGTATCAAGGTTTCTGACGCACTTTGTGCTGCATTATGTTATGAGTGCCATTACACACTAGACATGGGTAAAGACTTAACAAAAGAAGAAAGACGTGACATGTGGAATAGAGCTTACGTTACTACAATGCAATATCTTTGGGAACATGAAATGATAGGTATTCTATGAACAAAATAGAATTTGGAGATTGTAGAGAGATAATGAAACGCTGGATAGATGAAGGCGTTAAAGTTCAAACTTGTATTACTTCACCACCTTATTACGGATTAAGAGATTATGGAGTTGATGGTCAAATTGGTCTTGAACAAACACCTAAAGAATACATAGAAAACATGGTAGATGTATTTAATCATGTAAAAGAATTATTAGCTGATGATGGAACATTATGGGTAAATATTGGCGATAGTTATTCTAGCGGTGGCAGAACATCAACAACCAATCAATCATTAAGAGGTAATACTGAATATGGTGTTACTAGACCACCTGTAATACAAAACATAAAACCAAAAGACCTAATTGGAATACCATGGATGTTAGCTTTTGCATTACGTGAAGCTGGTTGGTATTTAAGACAAGATATTATTTGGCATAAACCTAATCCAATGCCAGAGTCTGTAACAGATAGATGCACAAAGTCACATGAGTATATTTTCTTATTATCTAAATCAGATAAGTATTACTTTGACAATGAAGCCATAAAAGAACCATGTATTAATTCAGCAAAAGAACAAATAGCTAAAAGAAATAAAAAACAACATAGAGAAAATGCTTCCGAACAAGAGGCTAAATATGTGCAACATAATTTTAGTAAAATTGATAAAGTTTATGAAAAAAGAAACAAACGTGATGTATGGTCAGTAAATGTTAGACCTTACAAAGGAGCGCACTTTGCTACATATCCTACAGCTCTGATTGAACCATGTGTATTAGCTGGTAGTCGCAAAAATGATATTGTATTTGACCCATTTATGGGAAGTGGAACAACTGCACAAGTAGCATTGCAACATGGTAGACAATATTTAGGTTGTGAACTAAACAAAGAGTATGAGAAACTACAACAAGAAAGGATAAATCATGGGCAAGGGCAGCTCTCCTAGACCTTTTACAGATAGACCTACGTTTGAAGATAACTGGGATAAAATATTCGGCAAGAAAAAGAAAGATGCTGATACTTCACCACACCTAGCTGAATATGAACTTAACAAGTCTACAGGTGAATTAGAAAGATTATGGGAAGGCACATCTAAACCTAATAGTGAGCAGTTTGATGGCGAGTAAATCACCTACGCAATTATCATTAGCTAAATTACGAGAAGAAGGATACACTTGTTGGATTACAGAACATTGGAATCATTGGAGTAAAACCAGACAAGACTTATTTGGCTTCATAGATATAATTGCACTTAAAAAAAATGAAACATTAGCAATTCAGACCACAACAGCCACAAACCTAAATGCAAGGGTCAAAAAAATAAGTGACCATGAAAACGTAGGTGCAGTTCGTGATGCAGGGTGGTCCATACATTGCCACGGTTGGCATCAAGACGATAAAAGGAAATGGCATTGCAAAGTGAAAGATGTATCGTGAAAGAAAAGATATTAGCTTATCTTACAGAACCACGAACCATAAACGACATAGCAGAACATATACAATCTAACTATCCTATTACAAAGAACATACTTGTAGAGATGAGAGATGCAAATGTTATTCATGCTTACAAAGATAACCAAAATAGACTCATGCACTATTACGTGCCACAACCACATCCACTACAAACTATATTTGGACACACAGCAAATTTTACAGATGACCAGATAAAAGGCATTATCATACACAATGCAGATGACGCTAAACATAACCTGCAACAAAGAACCACACAAGAAACATTTGGGCAAAGCGTAGCATATACGCTAACACAATATGATTAGTATGGAACGCTTATTATCTATCCTGGAAGACTGGGCTAGATGGATGAAGTCGGATAATCACAAGCTAGGTTATCCATCTAAAAGCATAGGAATGTCATCAGGTGGTGAGTCTACAAGCGAAGTGTTTGAAGAAATGTGTTCAGCTCAAGACATGAGTAACATACGCACTATACACGCTATCATACATAGCCTAGAACAAGGACAACAAGACGCTATCTATGCTAAATACTTAGGTGCTAAACCACCACTAGCTTATCCATGGCAATTAGACATGGCTTATGATAATCTCTTGACTATTGCGAGTCGTAGAATAAATGCTTGATATAAATAATTACAATAAAGAATTTGGTAGATATTTACAGATAGACCAATCTAATTTAGTTACAGGAGCAATATATCTTGGAAATAATTATGCCAAAAGTAATGATTATTATGGTGGGTATCAAGGAAATTATTTAAAAAGAATATCTGCCCTTTTCCCTACAGCAAAAAATGTATTGCATTTATATGCTGGTCAAGTAAATGATGTTGAGCTAAAAGGTGATAAAGTAGACATTAATCCACAAACAGAAGATACTATATACGCAGACGCTAGAGAGCTTTCTAAGTATTTAACAAAAAAATATGATTTAATTGTTGCAGACCCACCGTATGGAGAAGAAAGGTTAAAAGAATATAAACAAAGATATGGTTGTAAGGCAGACAATATTAACGTAAAACAAGTATTCAGGGAAATGTATAAAGTTGCAGATAATAATGCTTATGTTGTTTGGTTAGATTGGCAAAGACCTTTTTATAGAAATATTGAATGGAAAGAAGTTGGTGCTATTTTATATAGGGGTAGCACAGGGCATAAAGATAGAAGCATTAGTATATACAAAAGAACATAATCTTGTTGAACAGAAATACCAAAGTATGCTATAATAACGCCTGTAAGGGCATCCTATTGCCTTAAAAAACGTAATTCTACAAAAGCCTGACTGCACTCTCTCCGTGGTTGGGCTTTTTCTTTTATATGACATTCTCAGTTACTATATGCACAACGTGCGGAACACCATTTGATGAAACAGGTTATGATAAATGCCCTGATTGTCAATACGACCACAGATTTATTAAGTTAAGGAAAAGTTATGAAGAAACCAACAACGAAAAAAGGCAAGATGGCGAAAGTCAGCAAAGTGATGAAGGAATTTAAAACAGGTTCATTACATTCAGGTAAAGGTGGTAAAGTAGTAAAATCTCCTAAACAAGCTATCGCTATTGCACTTAGCGAAGCTGGTATGTCTAAAAAGAAAGGTAAATAATTATGCCAATGGTCGGAATGAAAAAGTTTGCTTACACAGAAAAAGGTAAAAAAGAAGCTAAAGAATACGCAAAGAAAACAGGTAAGAAAGTAGCATCAAAGCCTATGAAAAAAGGTGCTAAACGTGGCTACTAAACCAGGACTTTACGCAAACATTGCAGCCAAAAGAGCTAGAATAAAAGCTGGTTCAGGTGAAAAAATGAGAAAGCCAGGCACAAAGGGCGCACCAACTGCTATGGCATTTAAACAAGCAGCAAAGACAGCCAAGCCTGTTAAGAAAGCAAAGAAATGAAAGGCGTTAAACATTATTTGCCTAATGGCAAAGAGTGGACAGGTGCTACTCACAAAATGCCTAGTGGCTTATTCACAGGTAAAGAACATAGTAAGACTTCTGTAAAACTTTTACACTATAAAGACATAAAAGCGAAAAAGAAATGAGTGTTTGGCAAAAGAAAGCAGGTAAGAACCCTAAAGGCGGTTTAAACGCTAAAGGTCGTGCCTCATACAATAGAGAAACAGGTGGTAATTTAAAAGCACCAGTAAAGTCAGGTGATAATCCTAGACGTGCATCTTTTCTAGCAAGAATGGGTAATATGCCAGGACCAGAACGCAAACCTAATGGTGAACCAACAAGACTATTACTATCACTAAAAGCATGGGGAGCATCTAGCAAAGCAGACGCAAAGTCTAAAGCTAAAGCTATAAGCGCAAGAAACAAAAAGAAGTAATGGTAAAACTAGACATATACGTAGGATATGATGGCAAGGTAGAACCAGTTGCTTATCATAACTTTTGCCAGTCAGTTATAGAAAAGTCATCTATACCGGTAAGTTTTACACCATTAGCACTAAACACTTTAAAAGACTACGAAGAAACACATAAAGACGGTAGCAACGCATTTATATACTCACGCTTTTTAGTGCCATATCTAAATAACTTTAAAGGTATCGCACTATTCGTAGATGGAGATATGACTTGCCGAACAGATATTGCAGAGATACTAGCGAACTTTGATAATGACGAAGCAGTCAAAGTCGTAAAGCATAACTACACAACAAAGCATCCTATCAAATATCTAGGTGCAAAGAACGAAAACTATCCTAAAAAGAATTGGTCTTCAGTAATGCTCTGGAACTGTTCTCATTGGTTGAACCGTCAGCTAACGCCTAAGTTTATTCAAGAACAAACAGGTAAATACCTACACAGGTTTGAATGGCTCAAGTATCCTGAAGAACAAGTAGGTAAATTAGACGAAACATGGAATTGGTTAGTTAGTGAACAAGAATACAACCCTGATGCAAAGCTAGTCCATTACACCATTGGTAGCCCATGCTTCAAGGATTACCAAAATTGTGATTACGCTCAAGAGTGGTTTGAAACCTATCAGCGTATGATATACCCACTAAAGGGCAATAAACGACAATCGGAGTTATAAGTGGCTACATTACAGGACATACTATCAGGAAACTTCCCTGCTGCACAGAGATATGCAGAAGGTTATGCCCAAATGCCATCATACCTACAAGACCCATACTTAGGTTTATCTACAAGTCAAGTAGGTAATGTAACAAAAGGTTTACTAAGTAAGACACAGTTTGAGAAAGCTCAAGAGATAGCATCTAAGAACGCAGAAACGCTATTAGGACTACCAAAAGGCAATACTGCTATGGATAGAGCTAAGGCTATGGGATACGATACACCGGCTTATCATAGTACAAATGCTGATATTTCATCTTTTATTCCATCAGATATTGGTACTTACGGTGCAGGGGTTTATACAGCAAAAAACCCTGAAATTGCAGAAGGATATTTTCAAGATTTTGTAAATGCCAATACAATGCCTTTGTTAATTAAACAAGGAAAAGCAAAACAATTTGAATCATTTGGTGATTATGTTAATCAAAAAGGAACAAGTCGTACAACTGCTAGTTATGGTGATGATTTAAGAAACGCTGGATATAACTCATTAAACGTTAAATTCTATCCAGAAGGCGACATAAGAGAATATAACAATTTTAATCCACAAGATGTTCGTTCTCGTTTTGCAGCATTTGACCCAGCAAGAGCAAATGAACCTGACTTACTAGCAGCTACTATGGCTATACCTGTAAGTGGACTATTACAAGAACCTAAAGAAAAGAAGAAAAAGAAATAACAACGAGGGCAACCAACCTAAGGGAGTTGCAAAACAATGGACAAAGAAGAACAATTAGCATTAGCTAGAGAGAAAGCTGCAGAAGTGAACAAAGGCAACACTTATTCTAGCAAAAACAATAGGTTATGGGCAGAAACTCTGAGACGTGCTGTCGTTCAGTCAGATGCAGAACGTTTACGTATGATTGCAGAGGCTTTAATAGATAAAGCAGCATCAGGAGATGTATCTGCTATAAAAGAATTAGGTGATAGAATAGATGGTAAGTCAGTAGCAACTACAGAGTTGACTGGCGTAGATGGTTCTAATTTACCTATAAGCATTGCTATAGACTTCGTAAAGCCAAAAGATGAAGGTTAATGCAACCTTTCCTGAGAAGTTAGATTTTCTTTTCCAGCCACATAGATACAAGGTAGCTTATGGTGGTCGTGGAAGTGGTAAGTCATGGTCATTTGCTAGAGCATTGCTTATAAAAGCAGCTAATGAGCCAACACGTGTCTTATGCGCACGTGAAATACAAAAGTCTATCAAGCAGTCAGTACATACATTACTTAATGACCAAATACAAGCATTAGGTCTAGGAGCTTTCTATGAAGTATTGGAAGCAGAAATACGTGGTCTTAACGGTAGCACGTTCAGTTTTACTGGGTTGGCTACTAATACTGTGGAGTCCATTAAGTCTTTTGAAGGATGTGATATTGTCTGGGTGGAAGAAGCACAAACAGTATCAAAGAAGTCGTGGGATATTTTAATACCTACAATACGTAAACCTAATTCAGAGATATGGGTATCATTTAACCCTAACATAGATACAGACGATACATACCAAAGGTTTGTAGTAGAGCCACCAGAGAACGCTAAAGTCGTAAAGGTAAACTATACAGACAACCCATGGTTTCCTGAAGTATTAGAGATAGAACGTCAACACAGTCAAAAGACTAACCCTGACTATGCAAACATCTGGGAGGGTGAATGTAAAGCTGCTGTAGATGGTGCTATCTATGCTAACGAGATACGTGAAGCACAAGAGAATAACCGTATTACTACTGTTCCTTATGACCCAATGTTAAAGGTTCATGTAGTGTTTGACCTTGGATGGAATGATGCGTGTGCTATTATCCTATGCCAAAAAGGTGTATCAGACTTACGTGTTATTGGTTACATAGAAGATGACCACAGGACTTTAGATAGTTATTCTGCACAACTCAAGAACTTACCATACAATTGGGGTACAATGTTCTTACCACATGACGGACAGTCTAAAGACTTTAAGCATGGTATATCAGCAGAAGATATTATGCGTAAACTAGGATGGGATATTCGTATCGTTCCTAAACAAGATATAGAGTCTGGTATTAAACTAGCAAGAATGAACTTCCACAGAATATACTTTGATAAGTCAGCTAATAGACTTGTGGAATGTTTAAAGAATTATCGCAGAAGTATAAACTCTGCAACTAACGAACCTGGCGCACCATTGCATGATGAGTTTTCTCATGGAGCAGATGCTTTCAGATATTTATGTACTTCTATAGAAGCTATGAAGAATGAATCATGGTCTAGAGAGAAGATACAATACACAAATAGAGGAATTGTTTAATGAAGTTACAAGACATGGAAATCATAGCTCGTGTAGAAGCTGAAGAGAACATTGCGTATGGTGTCAATGACTCTGCATTATCTAACGACAGAGCTGCTGCAATTGACTACTACTTAGGTCAACCTTTCGGTAACGAAGAAGAAGGTCGTTCACAAGTAGTTAGCTATGACGTACAAGATACGATTGAAGCTGCATTACCACAATTACTTAAAGTATTCGTAGCTGGTGATAAGGTTGTTCAGTTTGATCCTAAAGGTCCTGAAGATCAAGAAGCAGCAGAACAAGAAACAGATTACATTAACCATATCGTTATGGAAAAGAATGAAGGCTTTAAGACATTCTACGTATGGTTTAAAGACGCATTACTCTCTAAGAATGGCTATGTAAAAGTCTATGCTGAAGAAGAGGAAGAAGTAGAAGAATACGAGTATAAAGGTCTTACAGATGCACAACTACAAATGTTGGCTTCAGATGAGAACACAGAAGTATTAGAACACACAGCATATCCTGATCCATCTGTCAACATGGATGCACTATACCAACAAGCAGCAATGAATGGTGTAGACCCAATGTCAGTTATGCAACCTATGTTACATGACGTTAAACTCAAAGTCACAGAGAAAAAGACAGAGATTAACATTGAAAACGTAGCACCTGAAAACATGATGGTATCTGTAGAAGTATCTGGTCCTAATCTACAAGACGCTAGATTCGTTCAACATAGAGAAGTTATGCAGTTGTCAGATATTGCAGAAACATTTGACAAGCCACTAGAATACATCAAGTCTATCATGTCAGACTTACGTGATACGTTTGAAGAAGAATCTAATGCACGTGATATTTATGACGAAGAATATGATAGAGCTATTGAATCAGAAGAAGCATTAGTTAAAGACACATATATTAAACTAGATGGTAAACGCCATAGAGTGGTTGTATTAGGTAATACAGTTCTATACAAAGAACCATGCGAGTATGTTCCATTTGCATGTATCACACCTATGATTATGCCACATAGACATATCGGTAGATCATACGCTGATCTTACTATGGACATTCAGCTTATCAAGTCCACACTTATTCGTGGTCAGTTAGATAATATGTATCTAGCTAACAATGGTCGTTATGCTATATCAGATCGTGTAAACCTAGACGATATGCTTACATCAAGACCAGGTGGTATTGTTCGTGTAGAAGGTGATCCAGGTTCAGGCATTATGCCTTTATCACATCCACCATTACCAGCATCATCATTCGGTATGGTTGAATACATGGACTCTATGAAAGAGAAGAGAACAGGTGTTACAGCTTACAATCAAGGTTTAGATGCTAACAGTCTTAATAAGACAGCTACCGGTGTAGCACAAATTATGAATGCGTCACAACAACGCATAGAGTTAGTAGCTAGAACATTTGCTGAAACAGGCGTAAAAGAGTTATTTAAGCTAGTTCACAGATTAGTAAGAACAACACTTACTAAACCAGATATTGTACGTATTAGAAACAAATGGGTAGAAGTTGATCCAAGAGAATGGAAAGATCGTAAAGACTTATCTATTTCTGTAGGCTTAGGTGCAGGTAATAAAGATCAACAATTAGTACACTTAACTACTATCTTGAATATGCAAAAAGAAGCTATCCAAGTAGGCTTAACTAACCCTGAAAAGATTTACAATGCGTTAGCTAAACTCACACAAAACGCAGGCTTTAAGAATCCTGAAGAGTTCTGGGTTAATCCAGCTAATACACCTGAACAAGAAGGTCAGCAAGAAGATAAGCCTTCAGAAGCAGAAATCGCTGTTCAAGGTCAATTACAGATTGAACGTGAGAAAGCACAAGCACAACTACAACAAGAGCAACTCAGATCACAAAATGATGTTATAATAGAACGTGAGAAGATAGCAGCTCAAGCTGAGTTGGAACGCTTTAAAGCACAATTAAAAGCAGAAACTGACTTAGCTATTGCACAAATAAAAGCACAGTCAGGGATGATGTATGGCGGATAAGTCATTAGAAGAAATTAAACGTGGTGAACAAGCAGCAGTTATCCTAGATAACCCTGTGTATCAAGAAGCTATTGCTAAAGTACGTGAGAATATCGTAGCTAGTATGACAACAAGTCCACTAGGTGATGAGAAAACTCACAATAGATTAGTAATCGCACTACAGTTATTAAATCAAATTAACAAACAACTTACTGACGTTATGCAAACAGGTAAGTTAGCATCTATCCAAACGGACAGACCTAAGTTTAAGATATTTGGGTAAGGACAAGCCCACTTAAGGCTCTTCGGAGTCTTTTTTATTGTCTAATTTCAAGGAAAATATTATGAGTGACCAAGTCCCAGAACAGTCACCACAAAGCCGATTAGAGGCTATGCTAGGTGATAGTATTGTAACTGACGTTAAACCAACTGAAGTTCAAGAAGAAGAAAGAGAACAACCACCACTAGAGGCTGAAGCAGAAGCTGAAACTACTGATGAAGTAGAGACAGAAGAAGCAACAGACGAAGAACCAGAAGCAGAAGCTGAGGAAGAAGAACAGTCTGAAGAAGATGAAGTTCCTGCTATCCTAAAGCTAAAAGTTAATGGTGAAGAAGTTGAAAAGCCACTAGACGAAGTCGTAGCATTAGCACAACAAGGCTTAGACTACACACAAAAGACACAACAAGTAGCAGAACAACGTAAAGAGCTAGAAGCATATGCTCAGCAAATACAATTGCAAGAGCAAGCCTTTCAAGAACAAATGCAACTTAACAATGTGTTGATAGAAGATGTAGCAAAGATCACAGCATTAGACCAACAATTAAACCAATATGCTAACGTGAATTGGCAACAATTGTCTGATAATGATTTTGTGGAAGCGCAAAAACTTTTCTTTACATATAACCAACTACAGCAAGAACGTAGTACACTCGTTTCACAGTTTGAAGCCAAGAAGCAAGAATTCGTTACTAAGCAAACGCAATTGATGGCTGAGAAGATAGCTAAAGGTAAGGAAATTCTAGCTAAAGAGATACCAAATTGGAGTCCTGAGACTAACCAAGCATTGTTATCTACTGGCAAGGATTATGGATTTACCGATGCAGAACTCAACGCAATTGTTGACCCTCGTCACGTGAAGGTATTGCATGACGCTATGCAATGGCGCAAACTACAACAAAATTCTACTGTAAAGAAAAAAGTATCAAGCGCTAAACCAGTAGTGAAACCTGGAGCTAAAGATACAAAAGCCGAAGCCAATTCTAATGTGCGTCAATTACGTGAATCATTACGTAAGACAGGCAAATCAGATATGGCTGCAAAACTCATAGAAAACATGCTTTAATTTACAAAGGAAACCATAATCATGGCAGCATCAGCAACCAATAGCTACACCGGTAAAGGTATAGCGGAATCATTTGAGGATATCATTTTTGATATTTCTCCAGAAGATACACCATTGCTTTCATTAGCAAAACGTATGACAGCAGGTCAAACATACCATCAATGGCAAACAGACGCACTTGCAGCAGCAGGTACTAATACATCTGTTGAAGGTGATGACGCTTCATTCGCAACATTACCTGCTACAACAGTATTAGGTAACTACACACAAATCTCACGCAAGACAGTTCAAATTTCAAACACATATGACGTAGTACGTAAGTATGGTCGTAAGTCTGAAGTTGCTTACCAACTTATGAAAGCTGGTAAAGAACTTAAACGTGACATGGAATATGCAATCGTACGTAACCAAGCTTCTTCAGCAGGTGGTCCAGCAACAGCTAGATCAACAGCAGGTATTGAATCTTGGATTACTAACCGAGTAATTGCAACAGGTTCTACAGCAGGTACAACACCTGGCTTCTCAAATGGCACAGTAGCATCACCAACAGATGGTACTTCTGTAACATTTATTGAAGCAGACCTAAAATCAGCATTACAATTAGCTTGGACAGATGGTGGCGAACCATCATTAATCCTTATGTCAGCAACTAACAAAGCTCGTTTCTCAGGCTTTGCAGGTATTGCTACTAAGTTCAACAATGTTCAAGGTACAACACAAGCAACAATTACTGGCGCAGCAGACGTTTACGTTTCTGACTTCGGTAACCACACAGTTAAACTAGACCGTTTCATGAGAGATCAAGCTGTTCTCTGCGTTGATCCTGGTTATGTTGGTTTAGCTTCACTACGCCCAATGAGCAAAGAAGAACTTGCTAAAACTGGCGATAGCACAAAATGGTTACTCACAGCAGAATATGCATTAGTGGTTCAAAACCCAGATGCACATGCTAAAGTACAAAACGTAGGTGCTTAGTAAGTAGATGTGATACAATAGAGGGTGTTAATTCGCCCTCTTTGTATTTTTATATATGCCAATATTATTTGATCACAATAGCGTAACAGGTGTAACTCAATACTTTGATTACGACCCAGCTAAAGATACATACTACCTAACTTCTACACAAGATATTAGTGGAATGTTAGACAAGATTAAACAAGCAAGAGATAACCCAGATACATGGGATAAAGGCGTTAAACAAGAATGGGCGCACTTTGCTAGTATTCCACCAGTAGTGGAAATGCAGCTAAAACAAAAAGGGATAGATATATATAACCCTAACCAAACAAAAGAGTTGATGAAAGAGATCAACGAAAACTATCCATACTTAAAGTTGACTACAAAACGTGGCTAAATATATTCTCATTATCTGCATATTATTAACAGGATGCACACAATTTGCAGCATCAGTCTCAGGAACATTTATAGGTAACATTGCTTCAGATAGAATGTTAAAAGAGATGGATAAAAACAAGAAGTAATGGATAAAGACGAATTAAAGAATATACAATTAGCTATACACGACCTTATTACTAAGGAAGCGTATGACGAAGCATTACCTCTAATCTACACAGTATTAGAGATATATCCTAATGATGCAGCTACACTAAATTTCTTAGGTTATATTTGGTTACAAGGTGATAAACCAGCATTTGCTTACCAATTCTTCCGTAGAGCATTACAAGAACAACCAGGTAACAAAGCATTATGGACATCTCTAGGTCGTGCAGCACACGAAATGGATATGCCAGAGGAAGCTATACAATACTTCCTAAAGTCAGCAGAACTAGACCCTAATTATCATTTAGCTTATTCTAATGCAGCAGCAACGCTAGTACAGATGTCTAAATGGGATGATGCAGAAAAGTCATGTAAGATGGCTTTAGAATGTAATCCTACAGATTTACACGCACAATTAAACCTAGCACATAGTTATTTAGCCAAAGGTGAATATGATAAAGGTTGGGCAGAGTGGTCTAAATCTTTAGGTGGTAAGTTCCGTAAAGAATGGATATATGGTAACGAAGTAAGATGGGATGGAACACCTAATAAAACATTAGTTATCTATGGCGAACAAGGTTTAGGTGATGAGATATTCTATGGCTCATGTATTCCTGACGCTATAAAAGCTAGTAAAAAAGTTTATATAGACTGTGATCCTAAACTAGAAACATTATTTAGACGTAGCTTTCCTGAAGCAGAAGTACATGGTACTCGTAAAGAAGCTCATCCTGAATGGATAGCAGATAAAGAATTTGATTACAGATGTGGTGTAGGTGGATTACCAGAGTTCTTTAGACATAACAATAAAGACTTTCCTGGCACACCTTATCTAAAAGCTGATCCTGAAAAACGTATTATGTGGAGAGCTTTGTTTGACTCTTATAAAAAGAAAGTTATAGGAATCACTACAAAAGGTGGCATTAAACTCACCAATGCTAAAGGTCGTAAGCTTACAGAAGATGATTTACAGCCACTATTAAGACGCAAAGATATACAATTAGTAAGCCTAGATTATAGCGTAGAACGCAAAATTGATGGCGTAAAATACTTTGAATTTGCAACAGACGCAAAAGATTATGATGACACAGCAGCTATGATTGCTGAACTAGATATGGTTCTAGGTGTCAATACTACAGCTCAACATTGTGCTAGTGCTATGGGTGTTAAAACATGGTGTCTAGTACCTAAATATCACCAATGGCGTTATGCTCAACCTAGTATGCCTTGGTATCGTTCTATGCGATTAATTTACCAAGATGACAGATCATGGCGTGAAGTCATAGAAAGTGTCGCTACCCAAATATAATGGGCATGGGTGATTGGATAATGGCTTCAGCAGAAGTCAAGGAAGCAAACGAAAAGACAGGTAAGAAAGTCAAGATTGGTAATGGTGTAAGTATGTTTTACGATCACCAAGTATTTGCTAACAATCCTCGTATGGCATCTAATTCAGATACAGATGTAGTATGGGTAAAGAATTATCCTAATCATAGACCATATCTAAATGGTTCTAAAGACGGACATCTAGTTTTTAATGATAACTATAAGCCAAAGCCTGGTGAAATATACTTATCTAAAGACGAAAAAATGTGGGCTGATAAGAGAGTAAAAGAACCTTTTATACTTATAGAGCCTAATGTAAAACGTACATTTATTCATACTGTAAACAAAGCATGGGATAAATGGGATGAATTAGTAAAACATGAATTACCTTGGAAACAAGTAGGTGATGTTACTGCTAAAAGATATACAGATTGGATAGAAACAAAAACATTCAGGGAAGCATTAGCTATACTAAACAAAGCTAGTGTTTTTGTAGGGACAGATGGTGGTTTACATCATGCAGCAGCAGCTTTAGGCATACCATCTGTAGTTATTTGGACAGGATTTAGTTCTCCGAGGCACTTAGGATATGATACCCATAGAAATATTCACGATGGTTCAGAACCATGTGGGACTTATAGTGGTATATGTCGGCATTGCCTTTTAAAAGCACAATCAATTACCGTAGAGCAGGTTTTAGATGCAGTTAATACTGAGTGGCATAGATCGTAGAGATAAAGTTTTAATGCGCTTACAGCGTTACTGTAATGGTGCTTTAAAAAAAGAATGGGATGGTAAGTCTATTCCTGTAGTTGTTGGCAACGGAAGTGGTGCTGATAAGATACAAATTGAATGTAGAAAACAAAATATACCCTATATTCTCATAGATCACGGTTATTTTAATAGAAGTTTTGATTTAGAATGGGCTAGATTCTGTGTAAATAATTATCATTGCACAGATTGGCGTACTTCAGATAGAGAAATACCAGAAGTTAAAGAATATCGTTCAGGTGAACATGTAATCATACTGCCACCTGCTGACAAAATAGCATATATCTACCAAGCAAACGATTGGCTAGATAAAACTGTAGAAGAAATACGCAAATATACAGAACGCAAAATCATAGTTAAGCGTAAAGGTGAAGGTGACTTTAACCAAGCTGTAAAAAATGCTCATGTTGTTGTAAGTTTTGGTAGCGTAGCAGATGTACAAGCAAGTATTTATGGTATTCCGGTGATTGTTTCAGAATATAGTCCAGCGATACCTATTTCCAACAAAATTCAAGATATAGAAAACTTAAAATACCCAGATAGAACTGAATGGTTACGTTCACTAGCAAGTGCTGAATGGCATAGAGACGAAATGGACAAATGCTGGGAAAGATTAAAAGGACAATTAGATGGCATTAACTAACTACACCACGTTTACAGCGACAGTAGAAAGCTACTTAGCTCGTAATGACTTGACAAGTGTTATTCCTGACTTCGTTCAGATGGCACAGTTAAGATTAAGTCGTGATTTAAGAACAGAAAGAATGTTAAAGGTTGCAACGACTAGCCCAACTGATAACAAAGTAGCGTTCCCATCTGATTTCTTAGAGTTAAGAGAGATGCACTTACAAGGCAATCCTCCTATTCTATTAGAGTTCCAAACACCTGATCTATTCTTCCGTAATGGTCAAACAACATTATCAGGTCGTTCACACTACTTTACAATGTTAGGTACAGAATTCCAATTTGCACCTAGCCAAGATACATCATATACAGTTCAAATTTTATACTATGCTCAACCTACATTTATCTCTAGCACAACAGCTAGTAACTTGTTCTTAGCATATTACCCAGATGCTTTACTTTACGCAACTTTAGCAGAAGCAGAGCCATATTTATACAATGATCCTAGAATACAAACATGGTCTGCTCTTTATGATCGTGCTATAGCTAACATCAAGAAGAGTGACTTAGGTCAAACATATGCATATACAACATTGAGTGTAACCCCAAGATAGTTAATGAGTAAAGAAGCACAAAAGAAATACGCTTTAAATAATCCTGAAAAGGTTAAGAAAGCTATTAAGAAATGGAATGATGCTCATAAAGATAGATTAAACGAGGCAGCAAAAAGATACTATCATAAAAATAAAAACGATCCTGAGTTTAAGGAACTTAATAGACTCAAGATGAAAGCATGGGCATTAAAATACCCAGAAAAAGTATTAGAACAATCTGCTAGAAAAAGGGCAACAAAGTTATTAAGAATGCCTATATGGTCTGATAGAGCAGAGATTAAAAGAATATATGAAGTAGCACAACGTAAAAGTAATATTGAAGGAAGAAAGTATCACGTAGATCACATAATTCCTTTAAGAGGTAAATTAGTATCTGGACTTCATATACCATCTAATTTGCAAGTAATATTAGAATCAGAAAACCTAGCAAAGAGTAATCAATTTATACAGGAGTAATATAAATGGCTGAAATGTCGAATTTTTTGGAAAATGCGCTAATCAATGCAACATTGCGCAACACAACATATACATCAGTTGCAACAGTCTATGTATCATTATGGACTTCAGACCCTACAGATGCAGGTAGTGGTACAGAAGTAACTGGTGGGTCATACGCTAGAACAGCAGTTACATTTGGTGCACCATCTAACGGTGCTACTACTAACTCTGCTGACGTAACATTCCCAACAGCAACAGCTTCATGGGGTACAGTAGGTTGGATTGGTATTAATGATGCTTCTACATCAGGTAATCTTTTATACCATACAGCATTAGATACAGCAAAAACAATTGACTCTGGTGACATCTTTAAGATTTCAACAGGCAACCTTTCAGTTACTTTAGCTTAAGGATAATTCATGGCGTTAGTCGTCAAGGATAGGGTACAGGTTACCTCTACGACCACAGGCACAGGCACGTTTACTTTAGGTAGTGCCGTATCTGGATTCCAAGATTTCTCTGTTATCGGTGATGGTAATACTACTTACTATACTATTGCCAATGGATCAGAATGGGAAGTAGGTTTAGGCACATATACATCTTCAGGCACTACTTTATCTCGTGATACGATATTAGAGTCTAGCAATGGCGGAACTGCTGTTAATTTTAGTGCAGGTACTAAAAACGTATTTGTTACTTATCCTGCTGAAAAATCTTTATATTTAGATGCAAGTAATAATGCAATAGCTTTAGGTACACCTGCATCAGCAACATTAACAAATGCTACAGGATTACCAATTTCTACAGGTGTTTCAGGTCTTGGGTCTGGAGTTGCAACATTCCTTGCTACACCATCTTCATCTAATTTAGCATCAGCAGTTACAGATGAAACAGGTTCAGGTGCTTTAGTCTTTGCTACAAGCCCTACATTAGTAACACCAGCTTTGGGAACTCCTAGTTCTGGAACATTAACATCTTGCACAGGACTTCCTATCTCTACTGGAGTAAGTGGTTTAGGTACAAACGTAGCTACTGCACTTGCTGTCAATGTTGGCTCATCTGGTGCAGTTGTAACAAATGGAGGAGCATTAGGCACACCTTCATCAGGCACAGTTACTAATTTAACTGGAACTGCATCTATTAATATTAACGGAACTGTAGGTGCAACAACACCTAACACAGGTGCATTTACTACGCTTTCATTTGACTCTGGATATGGTTCAGTAGCAACAGCTTATGGATGTCGTGCATGGGTAAATTTTGATGGTGTAAGTAACACAGCAAATTTAAGTGGAACATACTCTCAATCTGGAACTACAGTTACAGTAACAGTTACAGATCATGGGTTAATAGTAGGTAATAACATATTTGCAGATATAACATCTGGCACAGGTGTAGATGGTCGTTATGTAGTAGCAACAGTTACAAGTTCAAGTGTATTTACATATACTGCTGGCACATCACTTACTACAAGTGGAAATATAACATTAGTTAGAAGTCCAATTCGGGCAAGTGCTAATGTATCTAGTGTAGCCGATCTAGGAACTGGAGAGTATGTCGTAAACTTTACAACTGCAATGCCTGATGCTAATTATTGTTTTAATATAACAAATGGTAGAGATACAGGAGGAGCTCCACGTATTATAGGGCAATCAACTAATACTCCTACTACAACAGCATTAAGAATAAGATCAATTTCTGATGCTGGTGCTGATGCAAATTCTGAATATGTTTGTGTTTCTATTTTTAGATAGGATAAAATTATGAATAAATTAATTATTTATAAAAATGAAGATGGAAGTATAGCTATATTAACACCCACTCCAGAGTGCCTATCTCAATATACAATAGAAGAAATTGCTAAGAAAGATGTTCCACAAGGTAAAGAATATTTTATTGTAGATTCATCTGAAGTACCAACAGACAGAACATTTAGGAACGCATGGACATGGCAATAATTATTGACATTAATAAAGCTAAAGATATTACTAAAGACAGGCTTCGTGAAGAACGTAAAATTTTACTACAAGCTCAAGATGTAGCGTTTCAACGTGCTTTAGAAGATGGTCAAGATACATCTGCTATTGTTGCAGAAAAGCAAAGATTAAGAGATATTACAAAACTTGTAGATAATGCAACTACTGTAGAAGAATTAAAAGAATTAAATATTCACAATGGTTAGGACAGAAGCCAAAAACCAAATAAATTATAAAAGGAGTTAAATATGTTTGGCTTTTATGCCTTTTCGCAAACACCATTTAGCTCTCTTGTAATAAGTGGACAAATTATTACAGGCTCTGCTTCTATTACAGCAGATGCAAGTGTAAGTGCATCAGCAACAAGATTTAGAACATCTGCAGCAAGTATTACAGCTACTGCAACAGTTACAGTTACAACAAGTGGCGCATTAGTCTTTGGTAGTGCATCTATAAACGCATTTGCAGACTTATCTGCTATAGCATACAGAACACAATTTGGTAGTGGGTCTATATTTGCAAATGCTACAGTATCAGCTACTGGCGGTTCTATTGCATTAGCTTCAGCAAGCATTACAGCAACAGGAACGGTTACAGCATTAGGTTCATTATTAATAGGTGGCAATGCTTCTATCACAGCAAATGCTACAGTAACAATAAACTACAATAGAATTAGATTAGATAGTGGTTCTATTACAGGAACTGCCACAGTCACAGCACTTGGTGGCATGGAATTATCAGGCAATGCACAAGTAAATGGTTTTGCTTTTGTTACAGCAAGTTCTAACGCTATATTAGCAGGTTTTGCTTATGTAGAAGGTATAGGTACAGTTACAGCACAAGGTCTTATACAAGGCGAAGGTTGGACACCAGTTACACCAGGCACAGAAATATGGACAGATGCAACACCATCTACAGACGTATGGTCAGCAATATCACCATCTACAGATACATGGACAGAAGTAACAGCAGGATCAGAATTATGGACAGAAGTAACACCAAGCAACGATATATGGCTCAGACAAGGATAAAAAATGGCAAAAAACAAGATTTCAGAATTTAGTTCAACCGCAGCAAGTAATACGGATATTAGTAATATTAATATTGCTGAAGGATGTTCACCAGCTAACGTAAACAATGCTATACGTGGTCTTATGGCTCAACTTAAAGACTTTCAATCAGCTAGTCCAACTTACTACACATCAGATAGTGATGCTTTAGCTGTAGGTGCAGGTGGAACAGGTGCTATTACAGCAAGTACTGCTAGAACTAATTTAAGTGCAGCTAAATCAGGTGCTAACTCTGATATTACTTCTATTACAGGATTAACAACTGCTTTATCAACAGCACAAGGTGGTACTGGAGCAGTTCAAAAAGCAATATCTAACGTAGCACGTACATCTAATGTAGTGACTATTACTACATCAACTAGCCATGGATTTACAGCCGGTACATACGTAACCGTAACAGCAGTTACAAATACAAGTGTAAATGGAACATTTTTAATTGCTACTGTTGGAACAAATACATTTACTTATGCACAAACAGCAGGAGATATTACTAGCACAGCAGATACAGGAACAGCAGTTAATATCACATATTGCAATCTAACACAAAATGTTACTGGTACATTATCTGTAGCTAATGGTGGTACTGGTGTTGCAACTAATTCTCCAAATGCAATCTTGGTAGGAAACGCTACTAGCGCTATTTCTTCTATTAAACCAGGAGCTAACTCTAACGTACTAACATCCACAGCAGGTGATACAGTTAATGCAGGGTCATTTGTTGTTGGCACAGAATACACAATACTAACATTAGGATCAACTCCTACAGACTTTACTTTAATTGGAGCTTCAAGCAATACTGTAGGTGTTGTATTTACTGCAACAGGAGTAGGTGCTGGTAATGGTACTGCTACTATTAATAAATGGGAAAGTGTTACACCTACTTTAATAAGTGGTACATCAGTTGCTACAACATCAGGTTCAACTGTTTCATTATCAACCACAATACCATCTTGGGTAAAAAGAATTACTTTGGTATTTGATAATGTTTCTTTATCTTCAGGCGGACAGCTTTTAGTAAGATTAGGAACGTCAGGTGGTATTGTATCTACAGGTTATGATAGCACTTCATCATCAGTTTTAACATCTCCTGAAGTTCAAAATAACTCTGCTGGATTTATTATTGCATTAAACGCAGATTCAAGAGCATTTACTGGTACAATGAATATAACTTTACTTACAACAAATAAATGGGTATCAAATCATTGTGGTCGTATAAGTGGTACTGGTGTTTCATTTGGTGGAGGTGGAATTAATCTTGGGGGTACGCTTACTCAAATTCAACTTGCAACCACAGCAGGTAATTTTGATGCAGGTTCAGCAAATATCATTTACGAGTAAACTATGCAAACACAAAGAATAGCTTTTAAAGATTGGTTACCTGATCAACCATCTATCCTAGACGCAGTATCAGAAGCTAATAATGTTATTCCTTTAGCGGTAGGTTATGGTCCGTTTAAAACTGCTGTAGATTATTCAGGTGCAGCATCAGAAAACCTAAATAACGCATTTGCAGCTAAACTTAATAATGATGTTTTTATATTTACAGGCGGTCTTACTAAATTATTTAAACTAGATGGCACAGATTTATCATTAGATAATGTATCTAAATCAGGTGGCTATACAGGCACAAATAGATGGCAATTTGTTCAATTTGGTAATTATGCGCTCGCTACTAATGGTTCTGAAAAGATACAATATTATGATGTAAGCTCATCTACATTATTTGCAGATTTAGCAGCATCAGCACCAGTAGCTAAATACATTACAGTAGTTCGTGACTTTGTAGTAGGTGCTAATATAGGTGCAGGAACAAATCCATCACGTGTTCAATGGTCAGATATTAATGATCCTACTGATTGGACAGCAGGTGCTGCATCACAATCAGATTATCAAGATATTCCTGATGGTGGTGATATTACCGGTATTACAGGTGGCGAATTTGGTATCGTATTCTTAGAAAAAGCCATTGTACGTATGTCATATATTGGCTCACCACTATTCTTCCAATTTGACACGATTTCAAGAAACATTGGATGTATAGAAGGAAACTCTATTGCTCAATATGGTGGTATTTCATATTTCTTATCTGATGATGGTTTCTATGCTACAAATGGTCAAACATTAACCGGTATAGGCGCTGAAAAGGTAGATAGATACTTTTTTAGTAATGCTAACATTGGTGATATTGATACTATATCTGCAGCAGTAGACCCAGAACGTAATCTTATTATTTGGAATTATGGAAATACATCAGGTAGTCGCTCCTTACTTATTTATAACTATGAAACTAAAAAATGGTGTGAAGCAGATACAGATGTAAATTATCTTTCTACATTAGCCACTTCAGGCACATCTTTAGATGCAATAGACTCTGCTTATAACGTAACAGCAGGCTCTTTTACAGTAGGTAAATCATATACCATAAGAAGTATAGGCACTACAGACTATACACTTATTGGTGCAGTTGCTAATACAGTAGGCGTATTATTCACAGCTACAGGTGCAGGATCAGGAACAGGTGTTGCTATAGACATGGCAGCAAGTGCAGCAGGATTAAAAACTATAGATACATTAACTACAGCACTAGATGATAGACTTTATAAAGGTGGTAAGTTCTTATTTAGCGGTGTAAAAAATACAAAAATTGCTACATTCACAGGCGTAAATGCAACAGCAACATTAACAACTAATGATCTAGAATATGGTTATAACTCTGTAGTAAATCTTATTAGACCATCTGTAGATAATGGTTCTGCTACTGTACAAATAGCAAGTCGTAAGATGTTAAATGATGAGATTACATATTCTGCCACTAAAACAACAGACGAAGAAGATAGATGTTCTGTAAGAAGTGCAGGTCGTTATCATAGAGTAAGTTTAACACCTACAGGCTCTAACTGGACATCTGCTATTGGAATGGATATAGACTATTCTGAACAAGGAACAAGATAATGGCACGTAGTGATATGTACCGTAAACTACCTATTACAGGTGGTGATGAAAGAAGTGTAGCTGAAATTGTAAACAATCTTGTAGAGGGTAAATCTAACAATACAGGAACAATTACATTAGTTGCTAGTGGTGCAGTATCAACTACTATCAATGATGAACGTATAGGATATAACTCATATATTGGGTTAGAACCTTTATCACAAACAGCAGCTAGTACATACTTTCCATACGGTGCTTTCCAAGATACGACAGATCAAAGTTTAGCGACTGTTACAGCTACAGGCGATATTACACTTAATACTACAGACTATTCTTTAGGTACAACTCGTGTAGATGGTTATAAGATAAAAGTAGATTACTCTGGTCTTTATAACTTACAGTTTAGTGTTCAGTTAGCAAATGATGATTCACAAATACAAGATGTAGATATTTGGCTTAGAAAAAATGGTTCAGATGTTGCAGGCTCTAATAGTAAATTTTCTATAGACAGTAAACATGGCAGCGTTAAAGGTCATGTGATTGCAGCATTAAACTTTAACATAGAACTAGCTAAAGATGATTATGTAAGTTTAGCTTGGGCTACTACTTCTACATTAGTCATACTAGAACATATTGCAGCACAAACTAATCCTACTAGACCTGTAACACCTAGTGCTATTGTAACTATTCAGTATTTAAGTGCTAATTCATACACTACAAACTTATTTACAGAACCTTACATCAGCGCACAATCTCAAGGTACTGCAACCATTAGTCACCCTGCAAATACAGGCACGAATAAGGTATATCGTTATATAATAGTAGGATGATTTTACATTATATACCTAAAGACCAATTACGTGCTAATTGGCAGTTTATAAAGCATGGTTTAGAGATTATAAGAAGTAAAGGCAGTCCTGAATGGATTGTAGAAGATGTCTATTGTGATTGTTACGAACAACGATCTATGACATTTCTAGCCATTACTAATAATCAACCTTATGGTTTTGTAGTATTACAGCCTATAGGAAATGCACTTCATGTATGGGCAGCATGGTCATCTATTAATGATGAAGATTTACTTCAACAAGCATGGAAAGAAATTCAAGAAATAGCAAAACAAGGCAGTAAAACAAAGATTACTTTTACATCTCAAAGACGTGGTTGGGATAGAAAAGCTAAAGAGATGGGTTTTAAACCTTCAACATGGGAATTTACACTTTAAGGAAGCAACATGAAATTATTTGGTTTTGATTTAGGATATAACAATTCATTTAAAGACAAAATGTATTGGCTTATAACAGGATTTATGACTCGCAATGGGTTTATGTTATGGGGTGGTGGTGGATCGCCACAACAACAAACTACGACTTCTGGTATTGATCCGTCTATGAGACCTTATGTTGAAAGAGGCTTATCAGAAGCTCAAAAATTATACGAAACATATACACCACAATACTACGCTGGTCAAACATATGTAAGTCCATCTGCACAAACAGAATCAGCACTTACTATGGCAGAACAACAAGCAAGAGCTGGTAGCCCTCTTATTAACCAAGCTCTAGCACAACAACAAGGTGCTGTAGGTGGTTCATACTTGGGTGCTAATCCTTTCCTACAAGCAGCATTAAGACCAGGACAAGAAGCAGCGACACAAGCATATCAACAAGCTATTGGTTCTACACGTAGTAATGCAGCTCAAGCAGGTCGTTATGGCTCAGGCGCACAAACACAATTAGAATCATTATCACAACAAAATCTAGCTAATGCTTTAGCAAATCAAGCAGGTCAAGCAGCATATCAAAACTATGCAGCAGAACGTGGCTTACAAGAACAAGCAGCTAGAAATGCACCTACTATGGCACAAGCAGCTTTTCAACCTATTAATCAACTATTACAAACTGGTCAAGCACGTGAGAATTATGCTCAACAAGCTCTACAAGCTGACTTAGACCGCTTTAACTTTGAGCAAAACTTACCATACCAAAGACTTGCACAGTTTACATCTACAGTAGCAGGTCAACCATTAACTACAAGATCAGAAACAACATCTAGTGGTGGTGGTAAGATTGTATGTACAGCTATGAATGCTGAATATGGCTTTGGTAGCTTCCGTAATGCTATTTGGTTAGCTCAATCTAAAGACTTAGACCCAGCATACGAAAAAGGTTATCACACTCTATTCTTACCATTAGTAAACTATGCTTACAAAGCAGGTGAAAAGAATGCCCTACAACGCATTTTAAGGGGTGTTTTAGAGCATA